TCATTAGGTTCACAGGATCAAGGTAGAACAACTATTCGTAAAGAATTTAAGATGTTTTATAACTTTATTAAAGGTGGTAATCCAAATCTTTCAGGTCTTCGTAGAGAGACTATGTTTATAAACATTCTTGAAGGATTACATCCATTAGAGGCAGAGATTCTTATTTTAGTTAAAGATAAGAAGTTAGGTGAGAAGTATAAGATCACACAGGAAGTTGTTGCAGAAGCATTTCCACAGATTAATTGGGGGGTAAACAGATCAACATGAGTGAAACAGCAGAGTTAAAAAAACCAGAGAAGAAAGTATCTCTTTGGACAACAGAAGAAGCAGGTAATATTAAATCTGTTTATGGTTGTGAAATGTTAGTTGAGAATGGATCTCTTCAGGATGTTTCTGTGGTTGAGGTTCCTACTGATGCCTTTATAGTTACTTATGTTTTAGATGATCAAGTTAGATATGATTTAACTAGAGGAACTAAGACACATATATTTGATATGTACTATGATAAGTTTAAGAAAGGTCTAAAGGACATACAGTATGGGCATGGTAATATTAGTCCAAAGATGTGGGGGTATAGATCTAAGCAAGCACCCCAAAGGAAAAAGCGAAAGTGATTCCAAATATCGGGCAAAAAAATCTCCAGGTATTTTTTGCCCTGTAGGGTCGATGTAACAAATTTACATATCTACTTGACTAAATAATTAAAATGTGTTATTATTAACACAATCGTTCAACCTGATACATTCAGGTCGCAAGTAAGCCGACTCGGAACGGATCGTTCATCTTATGGACATACTACTCGCTACTCTTTTAACTTGTGAAGAGGCAAAGGGGATTATCACTAAGATATCACCTTCGACTCAATATAGAACCGAATTGGTTCAAATGGTAAGAGGTAGCACTCAAGGATGTTTATGGGACGCAGAAGTTGACTAAAGGAACGGATTAAAACCCCTACTACTTTGGAGAAACCCAATGGCAAAAGTCACTTATCGTGGTGTCACATACGACACTGAGCATCGTCCTAACAGACAGGCAAAACCAGTAGAACATGAAGAATCTTACCGTGGTGTAAAATTCCTTGTTGATGCTGAAGGACACAAACGTGTTCTTACTACTGTTTGATAGGAATAGCTAAAAAGAAAAGAGGAAGGGGTTGAACCCCTTCTTTTTTTATGCTATAATATATTCAAATAATATTATTAATGACTAGTAGAGCAACAAAGCTAATTCAAACATTAGAGTATTGGATTGGACAAGAACATCTTCATACAGAGCAACAACTTGAAGATATGAAAGCACAGTTGCGAATAGTTAGAGAGGAAATTAATGGACGTTAAATTTGTAAGTATCACTCCCGATGCTGAGAAGATGATGGCATATATCGCTAGGGTATCAAATCCTTCCAATCAGCAAAATGAGAATTATTCGGGGTTATTAAAGTATTGTATTAAACATAACCATTGGAGTGTATTTGAACAATCCTCTATGACTCTTGAAATCGAGACTACGAGGGGATTAGCGGCCCAAATTCTGAGGCATAGGAGTTTCACGTTTCAGGAGTTTTCTCAGAGATATGCTGATACAAAACTCCTAGATTCTCAGATTCCTGTACCAGATCTCCGCAGTCAGGACTTGAAGAATCGTCAGAATAGTAACGATGATATTCCACAGGAGAAAAAAGAGGAGTATCAGGCACTAATCGCAAGACACTTTGAGGATTCAATGAATCTTTATAATGCTTTGTTAGAAAACGGAGTCGCAAAGGAATGTGCCAGATTTGTGCTTCCACTTGCCACTCCAACCCGTCTGTATATGACTGGTTCGTGCCGTTCTTGGATTCACTACATTAATTTGAGATCTGCACACGGTACACAGAAAGAGCATATGGATGTTGTGGCAAAGGCAAGATCTATATTTGTAGAACAATTTCCTTCAGTTTCCGAAGCACTTGAGTGGGTTTAATTATGGCAATTAATGATGACATCAAAATCACTATCAACCTCAATGAGTTGGTAGAAGTAAGAGCAAAACTCTTATCTCAGTATGAAGATTACTCAAATGCCGTATCATCTGGTGAGTATCTTGATGAAAATGATATAGATAGAATAGCAGTTAAATTAAGAGATACACTTACTTGGGATTCACTCTGGTTCATGGTAGATGGTGCTATCTTAGATTATATGGGATTAAAAGATCCAAATAAAGCTCACTATGGTGAGAGAACTATTGAAACTGTTGAGTTGACGATGGAGAAGGAAAAGAAAGCAAGAGAAAAAGAGTTCAAGAAAAACTTTGATCTTGTTAAATTAGAATCATCGTCATGGACAATTGAAGTACCTGTGAGGAAAAAGTAATGGCAACGTATCCAGTAGTGAACAAAAAAACAGGCGAACAGAAAGAAGTCGCAATGAGCATCCATGATTGGTCTAAGTGGTGTGAAGATAATCCAGATTGGACTAGAGATTGGTCAGATCCTTCTACTATGCCTGGTACAGGTGAGGTTGGTGAATGGAAAGATAAGTTAGTTAATAAAAATCCTGGTTGGAATGAAGTCTTGAAGAAAGCATCAAGAGCACCAGGATCTAGAGTTAAGCCAATTAAGTAAAATGCCCAGGAAAAAGAAGGTTGAACAACCTATCGGGGTTGGATTGACGACCAAACAAATAAAAAGAAAGAAACCAATTAATACCGATTATCTTGTTGATATTCAACCATTAACAGATAATCAGAAAAGATTGTTTGATTCTTATAAAGAAGGAAAGCATCTAATTGCTTATGGTATTGCTGGTACAGGTAAAACATTTATTACCTTATATAATGCAATAAAGGACGTTCTTTCTACAGATACTCCATATGAGAGAATCTACTTGGTTCGTTCATTAGTATCTACTCGTGAGATTGGGTTCTTGCCTGGTGATCATGAAGATAAGGCAGACATTTACCAAATTCCATATAAGAATATGGTGAAGTATATGTTCCAGATGCCTTCTGATGCTGATTTTGAGATGCTTTATGGTAACTTAAAGGCACAAGAAAGTATCAAGTTTTGGAGTACCTCGTTTATTCGTGGAACTACCTTAGATAATGCTATCGTGATTGTAGATGAGTTTCAGAACCTCAATTTCCACGAATTGGATTCTATCATTACTCGTGTGGGAGAAAACTCAAAAATTATGTTCTGTGGTGATGCAAGTCAGAGTGATCTTACCAAAACTAATGATCGTAATGGTATTGTAGACTTTATGAGTGTTTTGCGTAAAATGCCTTCTTTCGATATAATAGAGTTTGGTGTTGAGGACATCGTTCGTTCTGGACTTGTCAAAGAATATATTATTGCCAAACTTGAATCTGGATTATGAGATTCCCTACAGTTTGTTATGATGGATTTTATAAAGATCCAGATAGTGTAGTGGATTTTGCTCTTTCTTTAGATTATTATTCAGATGTAGGTCGTTATCCTGGTTGTAGAACAAAATGTTTATCTACAATTGATAATGAGTTTGCTCGTACTAGTCTTCATAAGTTTTTATCAATGTATGATGATTTTGATGAACCTGATATTGTTATAGATGGTGAAACATCCTTTCATAAAACATGGAGATTTTCTAAACACCAAGATAGTCTAGCAAATGATGGATGGATTCATAAGGATGGTGCTTTAGTAGCAGCAGTTGTATATTTAAGTAAAGATCCAGATCCTAATAGTGGTACTAGTATTTTTAAAAGAAGATTAGGTGAAGAGTTACCTCCAATACCAGAAGTTTCTTATGAAGTTTTAGGTGATAAAAAAGCAGTCGATGTTAATTCTATAAAAGAATATGAAAGAACATTAATTGAAAATAATAAACCTTATAATGTTCAAATGGAGGTTAAAAATGCATATAATAGAATTATATGTTATGATGGTAATCAAAATCATGCTCCATCAAATTTTTGGAGAGATGATGAAGAATTTAGATTAACTCAGGTCTTTTTTATAGACGATATTCAATGTTTTAGTAAAAAAATACCATCAACTAGATGTAATAGGTATGATTTATGAGATTTGATTTTCCTTCTTTATGTTCTAATGATTTTTATAAAAATCCAGATAGTGTAAGAGATTTTGCTTTAAATTTGGATGGTTATACTAATAAGTATGGAGCCCATCCTGGATTAAGATGTATGATGTTGGCTGAGTATGATTCAGTTTTTTATAGACACTCTGTTGATAAATTTATGTCATTATTTGATGATTGGACTCAAGCAGGAGCGAGTTTCAATTGTTCAACATTTTTTCAAAAAATACATAGATTTTCTAGTGATCCTAATGATCCAGTAAATCAAGGTTGGGTTCATCATGATGGTAATGTGGATATTGCTGGAGTAATTTATTTGGATCCTGAACCAGTAAGTGATAATGGAACTTCTTTTTATCATCCAAAAGGTGATAATTTTAGATTTAATAATGTATTGGAAGGTGATACTCCTGAATATGAAAGAATAATGGGTACTAGTGCCAATACAAGGGGTGATAATAAATTTTGTAAAATAGATGATATTAATTGGTATAGGGAAAATATTGTTAAAAATAACGAACAATTTGAACTGACAATGGAAGTAAAGAACTCCTATAATAGGTGTATTGCTTATAGTGGACAACAATTACATAGTCAATCTAATTATTGGATGTCAAATGAAGATGATTTTAGATTGGCTCAAGTATTTTTTGTTTTTGACTTAAAGTTACCTCCAAATTTTATTACCTCATCTAGACTTGATAATTATGACATTTGACCATGTTGATCTAGATCTCCAACCTCTTGAAAGAGAGCATATTGATGGAGTTCGTTATTATAAGATTCCTGATGAGGAAGAACTCATTAAGATGGTTTCTATTACTTCAGTAACCAGTCATTTTAATAAAGAGATCTTTGTTAAGTGGAGAAAACGAGTAGGTAATGAAGAGGCAGATAAGATCACGAAAGCAGCAACTGCTCGTGGAACTGATATGCACACCCTTACAGAGCATTATCTGAAGAATGAAGATTTACCTGAAGTGCGTCCCATTTCAGACTTTTTATTTAAGATTGCCAAGGGTAAATTAAATAAAATAAACAATATATACGCTCTGGAAGGACCGCTATATAGTAAAGAATTAGGTATTGCTGGAACCGTTGATTGTATTGCTGAGTATGATGGCGAGTTAGCTATAATAGATTTTAAGACATCTAAGAAACCTAAACCACGGGATTGGATAGAACACTATTTTGTTCAATGTATGGCATACGGATGTATGTTGTATGAGATGAAGGGAATATCAATTAAAAAACTGGTAATTATTATGGCCTGCGAAAATGGCGAGTGTGTAATTTATGAAGAACGAGACAAAGCGAAGTACATCAAACTTCTCGGAAAATACATTAACAAATTTGTTAAAGATAAACTGGAGCTCTATGGAACCGAATAAAGAATTAGAAAAGGCGATAGAGAGCAAGTTTCTCACACCTCAAAAGTTTGCTATGGAAATTGAAAAGATAGTAGCAGAGGAAGAATTTAACTATATCGATGCTATATGTTATTATTGTGAAAGTAATAATATTGAAGTAGAATCTGTATCTAAACTTATTTCAAAACCTTTAAAAGAAAGATTAAAATGGGACGCAACTCGTCTTAATTTTATGAAAGCAACTTCTAAAGCTAAATTACCCATATAATGCCAGTATATCCTTATTTTCCTACTCCAATATATACGAATGATGCTTTTGGTACAAAGTATTATAATGATATTCAATCGGAGTTGATGAATGTTTATGAGCAGACTGAGTTTGAAAAACTGGAAGGTAGACCAGACAATTCTCATTCAACATCACCAACTGCTTTTTGTAATAATATTTTTAAAAAATATAAATGTAAATATTTTTTAGAATTTTTACATCAAGAGTTAATATCTTATGTCTCACCTTTTGTTGGTAATGAACCTATAATGGAGTATATTATTGATTCAGCATGGTTAACTAAAACTATGAAAGGTGAATATGCTCTTCAACACTCTCATGGATCTTCTGATATTTCTGGTGTATACTATTTACAAACTAATGGTAAAGATGGAAATCTTTTCTTTGAAGACCCCAATATTCCTAAAGTAGGTAATCTTATTATGGATATTGCTTGTTCTCAGGCAAATGTTGAGTTACCTTTACAGCAAGGATTAATACATATGTGGCCTGGATTTATGGCTCATGGAACTAGGCATAATGAAACGGATCATGAAAGATTGAGTGTATCTTTTAATATTGTTTTTGCTAGAAGAGGTTTAAAAATTAAGGAGAATGTAGATAAAAGTGATAGGACAATAGCAGTAAGACATCCTGGTTGGAGTAAACAAAAATGTTATTAAAGCATAATAGAATTGAAGAGAATATTAGAATTGCTGGTGCTCAAATACCAGTTAGTACTGATATACAATTTAATAAAAATGAAATAATAAAGGCACTTGATTGGGCAAAGGAAAATGAAGTAGATCATCTTCTTACTCCAGAAGCTGCTCTTTCTGGATATAAGCCTGAATGTTTATGGGATAAGAAGGATGAGTTGGAAGATGCATTAAAGGAAATTGAAACTCATATTGCTTCTAACAATATGGATATCTTGTTTCATTTGGGAACATTATTTGTAGAACCTGAGAAACAGGGACATGTTAATAGAAATCAAGTTAGACATTATGAGGCACGAGATGGTGGATGTTATATTTACTCATCTACTAATAAAATTGCTTGTGTTAGTGCTGACGATTTTGTAATTCCAGGTGAGGAAATTAATGTATTAAAGTTACCTCATAGAAGAGATAGGGAATTTAAAATGGCAACTTTAATATGTAATGATATGTGGGAATGGGATGATAATCACATGTTAAATTATAAAATGGCTTCTGAGGTATTCCCAGATATTATATTTCATGCTACGAACGGTGTTAAATTTACTCCAGATATGACTGTAGAACAAAATAAGATGGCAGTAGGAGTTGAATATAATAATTTCTTTCTTCGTAATGTTTTTGATGAATGGCACGAAGCTCATATGAGGATGACAGCAACACAATCTTGTGCTACACTATTGTCTGTTGATAGTTGTGTACCTTGGTATTGGGATCCTTCAAGGGATGAACCAATTGATGTATGTAAAACATCATCACCAAGTGGAGTTATTAGTCCTCTAGGTATTTCGTTGACAGATGTTCCTCGTTATGGTCGTCAATACTTTTATTATGATCTAAATGACCATATGAAAGAGAAATGCTATGATTTGATTAATTTACATAGCAATAAAACAGAATTTCATCGTAATTTACAGAATGGAAATCTCTGAACTTGATTTATTACATCATCGCTTACAAGCGATTTTGCGTGATTACAATATGCCCGACCTTGAATATCTTGGTGAACGAAAAAGCTGGAAGTCTGGTGAAATGGTTCATTGGTATAGGGTAGGTGAGGCAGAAGTGCCTATTGATGCTATTACAGAGTTTGAGACTGAAGAGGATGAAGGTGACACCATTTGAGACTTATCGAACATACTTATCAATGAAAAGTCATTTTACTAACCCTAAATTTGACTTTTTTAAGTATGGAGGTAAATCTCGTGCTACAATAACAGCATTTAATAAAAGAAAGGATAAGTACTGGTTTGAGAAGACTTCTAGGAAGTATACAGATCAAGAAGTTGTTGATTTTCTTTTATCAAATTTCGTAAACGCTACTAACCCCCAAAATTTATGGATTGGAGAAATTATCAATTCTGGCGAAAGAACATACGCAGAATGGAAAATGAGGCAACAGAGTTTGACGTATATGTTCACGGAACAATCAGAGAACTTACTCTCAGAGAACGACTTAGAGAAAGTATTCAACTGCTCCAAGGGTCATCCTATAGTTCTAAAAAAGTATCTGGGTGGAGAGATCTCACTAGAAACATTATCAATACTGGAAAAAGTTTTTTCTTTCAAAGGTAAATTTGATAAGAAATTGAAAGATCCTGTATGGGAAACCGTAAGCATGAAATTAAAAAAGTATTTACCTTTCCTAAATATAAATGTATTCCATTTTAAAAATATACTTAGGGGTATAGTAAATGAGTAGATTTTTCGATTCTGAAATAGTTCAGCGAGAGATGAAAGATATTCATGAGCTTCAGACTATTGTGTATAATGCTTCACAAGATTATGCTTCATTGAATCGTGAAGATAAAATAGAACACATTGAAAATCTAACAGAATTGTTAGATCTGCAAAGGGTTATGTATACAAGGTTATCCTTGTCTGAAGATCCTAATGCTAAGAAGATGAAAGCTGAATTGGAGAAATCAGTAATCTTGTTGGGTTTTCCTGCAGGAACTGATATATCTGTATTATTCAGTGGTATGTCTCAAACAATAGAATCTCTTAAACAGAGTATTGACTATTGATTGAATTTTTGTTATAATAAAATCAAATCCAATTTAATCCAAATTAATCCGAGGAAATC